CACGAGCGCGTTCGACAACATGCTGCGCATTTGGTTCCAGTCGTCGTCGGTCATCTCATCTCCACCTCCGGGTGGCGGGTAGCCCAACAGGGGGGCGCGGTCGAGGTAGCCGGTCGGGTCGATCCGGGTGCCGGCCTCCCACAGCTCGAGGTGGGCGTGGCTGCCGGTGCTCGAGCCGGTCGAGCCGATGTAGGCGATCACCTGCCCGGCGGTGACCCACCCGCCGGCCACCGCGAACTCGGAGTGGTGGAACGACTTGAACCGGTCCGGACCGTTGTCGACCCACAGCCACCACCCCGCCCCGCCTGGTTCGTTGCCGGTGGTCATGGTCCCGTCGAACGGGGCGACGAGGGGGACACCGTAGGGGGCGCCGTAGTCGACCCCGCCGTGAAAGGACCCGGCCGCCCCGGTGATCGGGTCGATGCGTTGGCCGTAGCCGGAGGTCTTCGCGTAGGACTCGAGGAGCGGGAACCACGTCAGCTCTCTCATTCACTCATCTCCTCATCTGAGGGGTCCTCGCCGGGGTGGTCTCCATCCCACCAGACCTGAACCCGGAAGCCACCCCGGCGTCGGCGTACGGCGATGGCGCCGAGGACCAGGGCGAGGCCGGTGAACCCGATGGCCACCGCGCCCGCCGCGGTCATGGCCGGGCGCCGACCGCGATCCAGACGAGGCCGAGGTTCCCGGCCAGGGCCACGCTCGCGGAGGACCAGCCGCGTAGCTGGAACCCGGTGGCGGTGGTCGAGCCGCCGACGAGCACGAGGAAGCACGGCGTGTCGACGGCCAGGGCGACGGTCATCGGTGTCGGTGACACGGCGAACGGGGTCGGGTAGGGGATCACGGCCGACAGTCCGGCGGTGAAGGCCACCTGGATCGAGCCGCGTTGCACGAACGGGTCGTTGAGGGCGTCGGCCACGGACTTGCCCCACGCGGAGGTGATGGTGGTGTTGGGGGTGGGGACGACGATCTTGGCCACGACGGCTCCTTATCGGTGGTCCCAGGGGGACTGGTCCCAGAGCGCGGAGTCCCAGCGGCTGTAGCCCTGGGTCTGTCCGCCGGGGGCGCACTTGAGGGTGAGGGTCCACTGGTCGAGGGTGATGTGATGCGAGAGGCCGTCGACGGTGGCAAGCACCTCGAGCGTCTCACCCCACCGCGACCGCACGAGCACGATGCGCGAGCCCAGGTCGACGAGATGGGCGAACTGGTACCAGTCGTCGTCGTCGGTGGGGACCCCGTCGATCGGCGAGATGCTCACCTCGGCGTTGGCCAGGCGGGCCAGCATGAACTCGGCGATCGTCACCGACCACGTATCGGTGGTGTGGATGAGATCGGTACGGGCGGTGGTGCGGGCGCCATGGCGGGACACGCTCACCGGATCCGACACGGTCTGTGACGTGCCCCCCACGCGGGCCACGGACACGACGTTCTTCACGTGGTCCCGGTCCGAGGTGACACTGAAGGATATGGGGCAGAGGGTGCCGGGCGCCTCGTTGGCCTCGTCGGTGAAGGTGGCCAGTGGCTCGGAGAACTCGGGGGCCTCGATACCGGGCGGGTCGACATAACGGATCACCCCGTCCGGTGTCGCCCACAACACGCCGCCGTCGCTATCGGCGGTGAGCCAGGCTTCCTCGAGGGCGCCCTTGGCCAGCGTGGTCGCCTGGAGCGGGGCGACGCCGGTGGCGAGCTGGCGGTCGACGAGCGCGGGGAGGGCGGCCTGGTCCATGATCCGACCGAGCCGCGGCCCGGCCGTTTCGTTCGCCCCCTGGCTCGCTTGCTCGAGGCCGTTGGCGTCGCCGAGGTAGGCGAGGGCGTCGGTGGCGGTGAGGTTGACGGTGGATTCACCGCCGTCGTCGGTCTCGGCGACGGTGCGGATGAACCCGGTGAAGAGCGGGCCGGTGGCGGTGGCCACCCGGATCGGGGTATCGGGGCCCAGGACGGGACGGCCCATGTCCGAGCCCGCGGAGTCGATGGTGTTCCACGGCGAGTAGGTGCCGGCGGGGTTGTCGAGCTGTAGCGAGGCGCGGCCCGGGGCGGCGTGGTCGAGGGGGCCGCCGCGGCCCCGTTCCACGGTGACGCCGGAGCAGTCGCAGGAGACGTCGACGAAGTTGCCGTAGTCGATGCTGTCCCATTTGTCCTGATCCCACTTCGCTTTATCCCAGACATCCTTGGCCCGGGGGAGGGCGAGGGTGACGTGCACGAGGTCCGCGCCCAGCGCCGTTCCCTCAGCGGGCGGGGGGATGGTCGGCCAGGGGATCCCCATCAGCGGACCGCGACGGTGAGGGCCCCCATCGGGGCCACGTTGCGGGAGAACGAGGAGACCTGGCGGGCGACGTCGTAGCCGTCCGAACCCGGGGGCATCACGATAGTGAGCGCCCCGAACGTCGAGAACCGGGGGATGTCGGGGACGTCGATCCGGTTGCCGCCCAGGCCCGGGATCCACTCGGGGAACGTGAAGCTCAGGGCGCCGATCGTGTTGTTCCAGAGGTCGGCGATCGCGTTGAACGCGATCTTGAACGGCTTGGTGATGAGGTCGGCCAGGCCTAGCAGGGCGCTCGTTACCAGCCCACCGATCTTGCCCATCAGCCCGACCACGAAATCGATCCCGCGTTGCACGGTGTCTTTCACGTTTTCCCAGGCCCCGGACCAATCGCCCTTTATGACGGATGTCACAGTTTTTATGATGCCCGTCACCACGGAGAGCACCCCGCCGATAATCGTGGCCACGATGTCGAACGCTATGCGTACGCCGGCCATGATCGAATCGCCCCAATTCGCCCAGATCGCCTGAATGATCGCGAGCACGAACCCGACGATCGTAAGCACGACCCGCAGGCCGGTCCCTATCACGTAGATCAAGAATGATATCAGTGGTTCAACAAGCGACCTGACCCGGTCGACGAGGGCGGTCACGAGGTCGATGACCGCGCCGACGAATTCCATGATCTGGGCGCCGTGGTCCTCCCAGAATTTGGCCAGGGTCTCACCGATCGCGGCCGCTATCTCACCTATCCTTGTCGCTAGAGTTACAACGGTGGTGATGATCGTGGTCACGACCTCGATGATCGTGGTGCCCCACTGGGCCCAGAACGCCTGCAGCCCGGCGATCGCCGTTTTGATGATCGTGGTGGCGATGAGGATCTCGGCCATGAGATAGGTCTTGTACAGGTTCACGATGAACCCGATGATCGTGAACAGCTCATCGGACCACTCGGACCACAGATCCATGATCACACCGAGGACCGTCTCGAACACTTCCTGCAGTTGGGTGAGGGTCGGCTGGATCGCCTCCATCACCTTGGGCCACTGCTCCTCGGCCCAGGCGACGAGGGTCTCGAACCCGGGGAGGACCTTGTCGTTGATGAACGCGCCGATCCCGCCCATCACCGGCAGCAACTTGGCGCCGATGGATTCTTTGAGCTCGTCGAACCCGATCGCCGCCTTCTTCAGGCCACCGGCCGAGGTGTTGGCTGCGGCCTCGCCGGCGCCCTTGAACGTCTCCTTCGCCTTGGAGAGCGTGTCCTCGAGGGACATCGTGTTTCCCTCGGCGTCCTTGGTGGCGATCCCCAGCTTGGACAGCCCGGCGGTCGAGCCGAGCTGGGCCTTGGCCAGGGCGTCGGTGACGGCGCCGAGGTCCTTACCGGACCCGGCCGAGATGTCGGTGGCCAGGGCCAGGAGGTCCTGGGCTTTCGCCGTGTCGCCGGTGGCGGTGGCCAGGGTCGAGAGCGCGGGGCGCAGCTCATCATCCGCGATGGCCGCCGTTTTCGAGAGGGCCGAGATGTAGTTCTCGGCGCCGGCGACCGCCTCATCGCTGGCGCCGGCGGCCTGGCGCAACTGTTGGGCGAGCTGCGCCGCGGCAGCCTCGTCCTCCGCTGCAGCGTTGGCCAGGTCCATGCCGACCACGGCGAGCCCGGCGACCGCCGCACCGGCGAGGGCGGCCGGGCCGGCGATCCCGGCGAGGGCGCCGCCCATCGACTTGCCGGTGCCCTCGACCGACTTCTCCGCTTTGTCGCTGGCGCGTTCGAGGTCGCGAGTGTCGCCGGTGAACTTGACGGCGATGTCACGGTCGGCCACGGATCACCTCAGTCGGGGAGGTTCCCGCCGGCCGCCCACTTAGCGGCGAGCTCGTCGAGGGTGGCCAGGTAGGCGCGGCGCAAGGCGGGCATCTCCCGGCGCAGCAACGGCCAGAACCAATACCCGGTCTTACCGAGCCACGGCGGGAACTGCTGAGTCGTCGGCCGGGCGCCGCCACCGAACTCGTAGCCGAAGAACACATCGCCGGCGGTCACCTTGCCCGTCGACGATCGGACCTTGCGGGACCCGCCGGCGGTGAGCGCCGGCACCCGGTCCGACTTACGCTTCACCGACCCGGCGCTGAGGCCGGCGCCTTTGCCGGCGTTGGCCGCGGCGGTGTTGAGCATCCCGACGATCCGGTCGACATGCTGGCCGGCGGCCTGGCGCAGCTCACGGTTGGCGTCCTTGCCGTACTTGTTGAACGCCCGGAGGGTCTCGTTCAGGCCCTCGACCTGCACCTGCACTTTCACCGGTGCCTCCCCTGGGCCTGGCGCTGGCGGGCGTTGTTGGCTTTGAGCACCGCGGCGGCGGTGGCGATCGAGCGCGGATCCTCGTCCCACCAGTCCCGGGGGGCGGTGTGCGTCGCGATGGCGAGCTCGATCACGGTGCGCTCGACGGATCCGCGTCGGTAGGGCGGGCCTGGGAATCCTCCTCGCGCACGATCGACCACGCCTCGCACCGGTCCATGAACTCGTCCCGTTCGATGAGCGGGTAGTCCGGGTGGTGCTTCAACGCCTGCCAGGCGAAGTCGAACATGACCTCGTACGAGGCGATCCCCGCCGAGCGCAGCTCCTCGTCCAATCGGCCGCCGCCGCCGGCGAGGGCCCGGAGCCGGATCACGTCACCCGGGCGGTTCACCACCCGCATCTCTTTGCCGTCGATGGTGACGTCGAACGTGAACGAGAGCGAGAGCTCAGTGGTCACGAGGCCTCCGCGTAGGTCGTCTCGTCGTCGGCCTGGTCCTCGTCGCCGGCGGCCGTCGTGGTGGTGGTGATCGGCCCGAACGTCGGCGGGCCGTCGAGGCCGAGGGTGAGGCTCGCCTCGGCGATCTCCCCGGCCGTCCCGCCGAACGCGCCCGGTTTGCAGCGCAGGATCCCGGTGGCCTCAGTGGCCTCCAGTGGCCACACGATGGAGAAGTCGGCGAGCTCGCCGTCGTGCTCGATGAGGAACGTCGACAGGCCGGGGTCGACCACCGGGGGCCCCGTCGCGCCGGTCGCCCAGTTCTGATCCCACGTGAGCTCAAGCGACCACGTCGTCGTACCGGTCACGGTCTTCTGACCGCACAACCTTTTTCTAATCTCCTCGGGTGTGTCGGGGGTGAGCGTCGCGGCGGTGACGTCGCAGGACACGTCGACCGCGACCCCGTCCGATTCGGCCGTGAGGGTGAGGGTGACGTCATCGAAGTAGTTGCCCATCTCACGGGCCTCCCGGTGTGTGGTCGATGGTGACGAGGAACGTGCCGGCGATCACCGGGACGTCCGCGATCGAGGTGGGTTCGATCTGGCCGAGCGGGCCGATCTGCCCGACGCCCGCGGTGCGCAGGCCCTTGACGGCGGCGAGGTAGCCGAGGGTGATCTGGGTGAGGGAGGCCTCGAGGTCGAACCGGCCCTCGAGGACCTGCACCATCCAGCGGACCTCGGCGACCGGGCCGCTCCTCCTGTTGGGTACGACGAACGGATCCGCCGGGCGCAACACCACCGCGGGTGTGGCGGTCACCTCGGCCGGCGCGCCATGGCTGGCGGTGACGGCCGAGGTGCCCGCCTGAAAAGCGGAGCGGATCACCTCGAGGAGCTCGGCGGGGGTCATGCGAACCCGAACGACCGGCGGTGCCCGGCGAAGTAGTGGCGGACGTGGGCGAGGATGTCCTCGGGGATGGCGGTCCCGGTGAACGCGTCGCCGCCCACGACCCCGCCCGGTGAGGCGGGGTCGTGGTAGACGCGCACGCCCAGCGCGGTCAGACCGACGAGCGCGTCCTCGCCGGAGGGAAGGTCCGGCACCGGCGGCGCGCCGGCGATGAGCACGTCGCCGTAGATGAACCACCGTACGAGCGCGACCGCGGCGCCGGCGGCCTCGGTCACCCTCGACGGGGGGATCGGGTCGCGCAGGCCGAGGACGACCGCCATGCGGCCGGCCACCACCGCGGCGATCTCCAGATCAGTCACTGGCCTTCTTGGAGCGGGACGAGGTCGAGGAGGCGAGGGGGAGGCCGTCGTCGAGGAGGACGATCCCGGCGGGGATGAACGCGGCGAACGCCCCCATCCCCCAGATGGCGACGTCCTCGCCGAGCTTGGGGATCACCGGCGCCGCCACGACGAACGGGCCGTCTTCCATCCACGCGCACGCCTGGGAGTTGCTCACGATGGCGGTGCCGGCGGCGAGGTCGGGGGCGTGGGTCACCTTGAGCCCGGAGATGTTCACGTCGAGCGTCGACGCGGTGGCGGTGCCGGGGACGTTCTGTGTG